AGCAGGGCGCTTGGCCCATGCATCATCATCTATAACTTTCAATTCAATTTCGTCCCAACCATCATCATTTTTAACTTTTTCTTCAGTAGCTTTTTTAACTTTGTCGGCTTCAATTTGGGCTTTGGTTCTACGTTTCTTTTTTGGTTTCTTAGTTCCTGCGCCCTTGACCACACTATCCCCAACATCTTTTTTTTCCTTTGCAACTTTGTCTGCAGCAATTTGAGCCTTTGTTCTGCGTTTCTTTTTCGGTTTCTTAGGAGCAGCTTTTACAACTGGTTCAGGCTCTTCTTCTGGTATTTCAACAGGTGTATCAATTAATTTAACAAACCAATCTTTATGAGCAGAGTTCAAACCTTCTTTTGCAATAGCATGTACTTTCTCTGGATTTAACCCTTCTTCAACACACCAATTATCAAATGCTCTTGGATCATTCGTTGAAAATGTAAGATCAAATATATCACCTTCTGGAGATATTAATTGATATGTTGTTTCGTGCGTATCATCAATATTATCCCATATATCATACATAGATAATTGAGCAGATGTATCCATATCAATATTTCTTTCTTTGACACCTTCTGCAATTAATGTATTACTAATACCAGTTCTACTCATATTTCACTCCTAGCTGCCATTTGTAAATCTAAGAAAATCTATACTGTTCTTAATTACAAACCCACGCATATTAATATTTTTCATTATTTCTTCAAGCACTTCAACTAGCTCTGATTGATATGCAATCTTTACATTTAACTCAACCATGTCTTTATCTGAATCTACATAGTAATTTATGTCAGACTTCAAACGCTTAAATGGATAAGGTTCTCTACCTAACTCAGCAAGATCCTCTGGGTTATTTAGATCACCTCTATAATAATCCAATAGTTTTTGATGAAGTTGTTTGTGTTTGAGTTTGAGACTGCGTAGTTTGAGTCTCTGTTCTGAGAAATGTTTTAAGTACTTACCATGTAAGATAGGTGTATTGATACTCTCACGAGAAAGTTCTGTCTCATCAATCTTTACATCTTCTTGCCACATATTAATAATATCTTCAAGTTTCATAATATCTCCAAATCAATATTACTCATTATAACTAATAGTTTAACATAAGTCAATAGATTAATGTAAATTAAATATTATTAAGTTCAATAAGGTACAATGCCTATTATAACAACTTTATAAAATATGTCAATAGATTTACGTAATTAATAACTGCTCTACTGTAAATAATTTATAACGGAACATAACATCAGCTTCTAGATATTCAACATCAGCTTGTGTTACATCAAAATTTAGTGGAGATAAGGATAATGGGAACATATCTTCAAATGCAATACGAATCTTAGGATTGTTGTTAGAAGAAAGGACTAATATGCTGCCATCAGAAACATTATTGTGTTTGGCATACTGTTGAAAATTTTCTGGTTTGGCAAGTTCTTTTATCCAGTTAAAAATTTCAAGATAGTTAGTCATATTTTCATCTATGCGAAAACGAAGCGTCAATGGTTCATATGTAATCTTGTCTCCAGGTCTTGGTAGTTGTGTAAAAGGAGTTGGTTGAATTAATTCTTGCATAGAGACTGTTGGTAATGTTGCAGATTGACAGAAATACTGCACGTTTGGAGTCCGTGACAGCAGGAATCTAAAACCAAGTGGCGATAAAAAGTTTACATTTTGTGTAACAGATGTTACTGGTGGATCACCAGCGTTAACTCCGATTTTTGGTATTAGTGCCATGTTCCTACGCTTCCTTCAAAGTCCGCTTTTTTATACCGTACTTTATCTTGATACACATATGCTATATTAGCTTCTGCAATCTTTGCTTCTATATGCTCATCCCAGTAATCTAAAAATTTGTTTATTCTAGGAAAATCAGGAGTTATATCATTTGTTTGCCAAACAAAAGTTTGTACTATATTTTCATAGTCTGGCATGTAATATAGTATATCTAATGTAACGATTGTCTTTCTTATCATTATCATAGTAGTACTTCTTTAATCTATTCTCTAACACTATTATTTATAATGATGGAAAAGACAAAAAAAAGAGGGAGCTAAGAAGCCCCCTCTAGTTTAGAGTATTATTATTATTAAAGTATTACTTACATCAAGTTGGCGATTGCCATAATGCGGTAATAGATGTTCTTCTGTTGGCTAGAAATAACGCCATTAGCGCCAGTTGTTGCAAAAGGATTAGCAACAATGCCGTAACGAGTCTTAAAGCCAATTTTAGGTTGGAAGCTCTGCTCGCCAACTGCACGAACCATTTGCAATGGAACATATGGGCAATAGAACATACCAGCATCAAAAGCACTTGCGCCTTTGTAACCGATTGTAGCATACTGGTTTCCAGAAGCACTTGAGAAGTATGGGTCTACATAGACTTTCATACGACCGTTAAGAACACCAGCAAAAGTATTACCTGTGTCATCAACATTCAAGTTTACGCTAAGAGCAGGAGTATAGTCAAGAACACCAGCCATTTGAAGAGCAGACGCAACGTCCGAACCACAAATCATGATGTTGCCTTTTCCGCGACGAGTGTCTTTAGCAATTTTATTTGCTTCACGCTCGATTTGGAAGACTAAACCTTTGAAACGCTCAACTGACCAACGACCGTTAGCATCGACATCAAGGTCGAAAGTACCAGCAGAAGTTGTATTCTCTTGAGCACCAGCAGTAGCTGTGTAGTTGATAGTACGAACAACTTCACGGTTGATCTCAGCAAGAATTTCAGCAGAAAGAATGTTGCTTAATTCTGTTTCAGCATCTAGACCATGGATAGCTTTAAGGTCTTGAGCCAATTCCATTGTGTACTCAGCTTTAAGAGCACGAGAAACTGCAGTTACGGAAATCTTCTCGATTGAGAATGCCATTTCTGAGAAATGGTTTCCAGCAGCATCGCCAAGAGCTTCAGCAGAAGCTGTAGCCATACCAGGTGTGACTGTGTAGCCAGAACCAGAAGCACGTGCGGTGGGATCAGCGCCAGTTTGAACTGTGCCAGCACCAGCAGCCTGATCGCGACCAGGATTGATGTTAGCAAAACCACTAGAGTTGTTAGAAGAAGCAGAGAATGATGTAAGAGCTTCATTATAGAGAGCTTCATCTCCACCTTGTTCTTTGTACTGTGGACGCATTGCAAAGATAAGTCCAGTTGGACCAGTCATTGGCTGAACGCCAGCAACGTCATATGCAATTAGATTTGGCATTGAACGACGAACCAGTGAAATAAGTACTGGATCAAAGTTATCAATGTTGCCACCTGTTGCGTTAGTTGGTGCGGCTTCGCCCAATAGCGTTGGCTCTTGGTATCCACCTGTGCCGCCAGCGCCTTCGCGAGCAGCTATTTCTTGGTTCTCAAGAAGTGTTGCGGTAACTGCACGACGATGTGGATCTTTGATTTCTCCAAGATCGGGGTGCTCAATTACTGGTGCCCACTTCTTTTGTAGTTCTTCAGATAAAAACATTAGATTTTCTCCTTACGGTATTAATATCATCTTCATTAATTATTTATAATAAATCTATTTTGTAACGGATCTTGAAATGGCACTCATATAGTTAGCCATGGGTCCAGTTGTATTTTTTTCTTCTTCAAGAGCAACGGGATCATTCTCATCATCGACAATGACTGTAGAAACTGCTTCGTCAATCACATCAAAGTACTGAGCTTTGAGCATTGAAATTTTATTAGCAAATAATTCTGCTGAGTCAAACTCAATACCTTCTGCAAGACCACGAAGTTTTTCAACTTGTGTGTCAGTAAGTTCGTCTGTCGATTCTGAGAAAACAGATTCTTTTGCAGCACTTTTAACTTGGCTGGAAAGTTCAACATTTTCGTCAATTTGTTTGTCTAACTTAGACTCAAGTTCTTCAACTTTAGAAATAAGCTCTTCAACAACATCGACTTTCTCTTCAGGAACATCAACATAATGTTCTGTGAATAGACCTTTTAGACCGTGAAGGAAATCTTCTACCATGTCGGCGCGAACGCCAGTTTCGATGGCGAGTTTATTTTCTTCGACCCATTCTTGAACAACGTAATCAAGATAGGAATCTACTTTTTCAGTAAGTTCGTCTACAATCTCAACATTCGTTGCTTCTGCATCAGACTCAACTTCAACGGCGAATTTTGTGATTTCTTCGTTGACTTTTGCGACTACAGCAGCTTCAAATACTGTTTGGATTTTTTCTTTATGATCTTCTGTAAGATCAGAACCATTAAAGATTGCATCAACATCTTCTGAGATGTCAATGTCAGCAGCAGTAATTGATGTAAGAGCACGTGGTGCATCTTCGCCTTCAAGTACTTCTACTTCTTCAAGATCAGAATCTTCACTAAACATCTTACCATAAGTTGCTTTGAGATCCTCTTTTTTCATTTTAGACATAGCTTGAACAGTAGCATTAATCATACCAGCTTTTGTCTTTAACTTAGGCATAGCATCGCCTTTGCCTTTTTTCTTTTCGTCAGCCTTCTTTGTAGAAGGCTCAGGAAGTTCTGATGGATCGCCGAGGTCGGCCTTGAACTCTAAAAGATTCTCATCTTCAGTATCAAGAACTTCAGCGTCCATTTCGGTTTCTTGTACTTGTGCTTCGGACATCTGTTATCTCCTTATTGAAATATTCAATTCTGTTTCAATTTCATTATTATTTATAAAACATTATCTTTTAGAGTTGCTTTAAAAATTTAGTAAAAGCTCTAAACTTCGCTTCTTGTAGGTCTTCTTTAGATACACTACGTATCTCTTTTTGTGTTTCCTCAATATATTGGGAAACCCAGCTACCATTAACATTTTGTATCCATTCCACGCCTTCCATAACACCTTCAACGAAAGCATTAGGAGCAGAAGGATC